ACAAAGGAGTGAGAACATGCCGACGTTTAAGAATGAAACAAGTCATTATATAGATTATGAACAGGAGACTGGCGGGAAGAAAAACATGTTGCGCTTTAAGCCGGACGAAGAGCGGGCACTGCCGTTTTGGCTCCCGTATCAGCAGTTAGGGCTTACGCTCATAAGTGCGGACTATCCGGCTGTCCCGAATACGGTTTTAATCAGCGGCAACTTTAACTTTGATGAGGGAACAGAGCGTAAATTTAACATTGAGCCTTGTGATGATTACGCTCTCAGCATTATTGTTCAAAGCGGCAAAATCGCGCTGTATCACGGCAACTCGCCTGTGAGCGTTGAAGTTGCTGAAAACATTGATGTTCCTTATCACTACAGAGCAAAGTTAGAGTGGGAATATGCCCCGTATCTGAGAGTTGTCGGTCTTGAAAACGGGACTACAGCAACAATCCACGCTGAGATAGAAAAAGGCAGGTGATAGAACATGGCAATCATACCTCATGGATTAGGCAAGAATGAGTTAATGGAAAAAATGGCTGAGACCATTATAAAGTTAGACACAATCAATCATGAAGAACTCAATAACTTGCTTGGCGGCAACTCAGACGGACACTATCACTTAACACTGGATTTACTAAGCAAATTAGAGAGTATGCCCGCCGACGGCGCGTCAGGTAAAGGCGAAAAGGGCGAAAAAGGCGACAAAGGAGACCCGTTCACCTATGAAGACTTTACCGCCGAACAGTTAGCTGCTCTCAAAGGGGAGAAAGGCGACAAAGGCGATAAGGGAGACGCTTTCACTTACGAGGATTTCACGGCGGAGCAGTTAGCCGCGCTGAAAGGTGAAAAAGGCGAGCCGGGCGAAGTAGTTATCACAGGCGAGGGCGGAGCAACCATTACGATAGAAGACACCCTCACAAGTACAAGTGCTATTAACGCTCTGAGTGCTAATCAAGGCAGGGTCTTGAATGAGAAGATAACTACACTAAGCAGCACGGAGACCGTCAACACCAAAGTAGAGAATTACTTAAACGGTCAGAGAGCGACAGATGAAGAAATCCAGACAATGCTTGAGCAAGTTTGGGAAGAGTAAAGGAGTTTAACAATGGCGAGATATTTAGAATACGATATAACTACAGGGCGGATTATCAGCGAGGTTATTGCGGATAACAGGCCGGAAATGTCAGGCAGCTGCGAACTCTTAGAAATTCCCGATAACTTAGAGATTAACACTATGCTCTACGCCGTTAGGGACGGTCAGTTAGTCAAGATATATGAGACCAACGAGGAACGCCTCGAACGCGAGCGGTTCAAGAGAGAGCAGAGCGAGCAGATTAGGCAGCGTATGAAAGCTATCAGAGAAGAGTTTATTACCGCCCAGCTCGAAGATGACTACGAGGCTGTAGAGAATTTGAAAGCTGAGTATAAGAGTTTGAGGGGGTACTTGTGATATGGCAAAAAGCTATTTTGAGGAATTTGAAAAGAAATTCAACCGTCCGCGCATGAACGATGTTACGGTCGGTTTCTCAGGTATTGACCCCGCGCCTAAAAGCGAGTTTGACACCGAAACTGCACGCGCTGTTGCTTCTCAGGCATTTGAAGACCGCACAGCAAGCAGCGAGGAAGTAAATGCAATGCTTAATGAGATTTGGGGATAGCACATGTTTTTCCCCTATTTTAACACACGGAGATTAACGCGGTTATCCGCTTAGTCTAAATAAATCTTATTTTATATTTAATGGAGGTTTTTATCATGGCTACATATGATGAAACAAAATTTGTATTAGTACGCGACTTAAAAGCAGAAGCAGCAAAAGCTAAAGCAGCTATCACTGCTGCACAGACAGTAGCTAACGGCGGTATCCGCAGCGGCAGCGTTGCCAACAACACAGTCAACTTCTACACAAGCACTGACGCAAGCGGCACTCCTGTTTTCTCATTCAACTTCCCCAGTGAGTTAGTCCTTGACCAGCTTAAAACTCAGTTCGTAGGCAACTTTGCTTTCAACGCTACAACCTACGCCGGAGCGACTGACCCCAACCTCAACGGCAAACCCGTCTTAGTTATCGCTATCAAAGAGACAGCCTCCAACGGAGCGGTTACTACAAGCTACAGCTTCCTTGACATGACCACGCTCGTAGACGTTTACGAAGCTGGCGACGCTTCAATCAACGTCAACGGCTACACAATCGCGGTCAAAATCAGCGCGGCAACGGGCAACCACTTAGCACTCGGTGCAGACGGCCTCATGGTCGACGTAAGCGACAAAGCCGATAAAGTTTCTAACGCCACAGAGGGAAATATCGCCGCTCTTGACGCGAACGGGAACTTAACCGACAGCGGACACGGAGTAGCTACAACAACAGAAGTTACCGCCATGCTCACAGAAGTATGGGGCGAATAATCCAACTTAGGATTTAGTTTAGTTAGGAGTAAGGGGTTTTAATACTCCTTGCTCCTTTTTTTTGTTTAAGGAGGGGTTATTTTGGCAACCACTATAAGCACAAGCACAAACTTTGTAGCTGTAAAAGACTTAGCGAGTGCGTCAAGTAAATCAAAGACGAAATACACTGAATTAAAAAATGCTATCGGAACATTATCAAACCTTACGACAACGGATAAATCAAGCATTGTAGCGGCTATCAATGAAATTAAGGGGTTGTTATCGTGAGTTTTAGTTCAAACTTTGGAAGAGCAATAGATTTAGCAAATGCGTCTATTAAATCTAAGACGAAATTCGCGGGGCTTGAAGCTGACATCGGGACGCTGTCAAACCTCGCTACGACTAATAAATCAAGCCTTGTGGCGGCGGTCAACGAGTTAAAAAGCATGGTGGCCGCGTTAGCCCCTGTTATCACGTCAGGGCAGAGCATAAGCGGCAACACAGCAGCGAGTGTTAATTATACCGTAACAGGGTCTAATATAACTGTCAGCGGTAATATCAAGAGAGTATCATGGTCAGCGAGCAGTCTTCCCTCCGGCCTTTCGATAGACGCAAGTACGGGCGTTATCACGGGGACGGTTACGACAGCGGGGACGTATAACTTCGCCGTATCTGTTACGACTAACATAGGGACGGCGACTGAGAACGTAACAGCGGTGATAGAAATGCACTCTTATCCGCCAAGCGTTGATTCAGGGTCGTTCAGTTGTACGTGGAATGCGACTGTAACGTGTACAACGAATTACGGTTCTGCTTCAAATACAATTACAATTACTGTAAATAAGTACTATCCGCCGAAGATTTCATTAACTGCATTTGACGCTAACATGACGCAATCTGTCAGCGGTGTTTACGGGTCAGGGACTAACGTTGATATAGATAGTTCTAAAGGCATTACGAGTGTTGCATGGTCAGCAAGCGGTCTTCCTTCGGGGCTTTCAATTAATTCAAGCACGGGACAAATCACAGGGGCGGCTTCAAGTCCTGGAACATGGACGGCGACTATCACTTGTACGACTAACTACGGTACTGCGTCAAGGGCAGTTACGGTAACTATTAATAAGTACTATCCGCCGGATATAGGCGGTAGTGCATTGTATTTCTTTAATGGTAAGCAGTTAGGATTGATGACCTCTAATCTTAGACTATTCCAAAATATAAGCATACAAAATGGCAACGAATATTTCTACGGCATGATACCTTTCATGAGGGGTAATAATACAAACGTAGACAGCGACAAGGGCATTACCAGCGTCCAGTGGTCAGTGAGCGGACTGCCGTCTGGATTGTACCTTTATACTGAAACCAACGACGGTACAGCTCAAACGTTAGATAACTATACTACTTATTATAAGGCTGGAGACGCATATATTGTCGGCAACCCCACTGTTACTGGAACATTTACAGCATATTTTACATGTACAAACAACTACGGGTCTTCCACGAGAGCATTGACAATTACTGTAAAAACCTGTTCTTATCCGCCAAAATCACAGACAAAATCCTGGACATGGGCGTATAACACTAACAAGACGTACTATTTGGGAGACGCCAATTATAACTTACAATACAGCAGCTCAAAAGATAACCCAGTTGTAAGATACTACTTATCTTCTGGAACTTTGCCGTCTGGTACTTCTTTAGCAATTAGTAGTAACACGTTAGTAATACGAGGAACACCTAATAAAAAGGGGACGTATAATTTTACTGTTAGCGTTACTACTACTCAAGGAACGGCAAGCATAACGACAACATGTACAGTAAGTTAAGCGTAGTCAGCCTGTCTTGCGGCGGGCTGCTCATTTTTTATAAGGAGACAAAGCAATGGGATTTTTAGACAACGCAAAGAAAATGGTAGTTGACCAAGTCATCTGGGCGGAGAAAGAGTTAATCGGCAAGAGCGGAGCGGACAAGAAAAAAGCCGTAGTTAAGAAGCTGGACGATATGATAGACCTTCCGCCCTATCTTGAATGGGTCGATGACATAGTTATAGCGGCTCTTATTGACCAAGCGTGCGAGAAGTTAAACGCCCTCACGGCGCACAACTTCAAGGACGCGTCAATTAACGAGGCCGACAAAGCTAACATTGCAGGGGCAATGGAGGTAAACCGATAATGGCAGAGGATACCAAGAATTTCAAAGTAAGCGAATTTGCGTGTAAATGCGGGTGCGGTTACGACGGCATAGACCAAAAGGTTATCAACATGGCGCAGGTTATCAGAGACGCGCTCGGTGTTCCTGTACGTGTTAATTCGGGGTGCCGCTGTGAGGCTCACAATAAGAAGGTCGGAGGCAGGCCTAAATCAAAGCACTTGTTAGGCAAGGCGGCGGATTTAAGCTGCTCCAAAGGCGCAGAAGAGATGTTCCAGACCGTGCAAAGGCTTTACGGCGAGGGCAGACTTCCTGATTTAGACTACTGCATAAAATACAGGACATTCATTCACATTGACTGCGGCGGCAAGCGAAATAACCGCTGGGAGAGAAGAGCGTGAATTAAGTAATAGTTAGGAGTGTAAAGGCTATGGAAGAGCAAGTTACTGATTTTATATTATGCGCCGTTGTTAGCTTTTTCGCGTGGTTTTTCGGCGGTCTTGACGGCTTTTTGATAGTCTTAATTACTCTTAGCATTTCTGATTGGGTACTCGGAACGCTTGACAGATATACTCACGACGCTTTAGACCCGAAAGAGTTTAGGACGGTGGTATCGCGTAAGATAGGGGAGTTCTTCTTCGTAGGCATTGCCCACGTGATAGATAAATATATGTTAGGAGATACGGCGACGTTTAGGACGGGCGTAACGTTCTTTTACATCATCATCGAGGGTAAAAGCATAATGGAGCATACGGACAACTTAGGGCTTCCTATTCCGCAGTTAGTCAAGAAGCGTTTTTCAGAGTTCGAGGAGAAGCTGAAAGAAGACGAGGAAACAGAGCCGGAAAAACCGCCGGACAGCAAAGACGACATGAGTTCAATCTACAAGAACATTTACGAGGACTAAGCCATGAAGAAGAAAGAACGGTTAATAATAGAACAGGAAGCGGCCAAAGGACATTTAGCTAAGGCCGCTTTAATCTTCCTTGACGGCTTCTTAGAGGAGCAGCGGGAAAAGACTATCGCCATGATTGAAAACGGCGAGGACACCAAAGCCGATTTGGTTATCGCGGATTTGCGGGCGTTAAGCAGAGTAGCTGATACTCTCGCAAACTGCGTCAAAATGGGCGAGGAAGCAGAGAAAAGGTTAAAAAGGCAATGAAAAGAATGACGATTAACGACTGGCTTCAATGGTACAAGAAGCACGGCGGCACAGACGAGTTAGAACTCGAAGATTATGAAACTGTCCACTACGACCCCGAACACGGCTTTATCGCTTACTTTATCCACGATGACATTTTAGAACTTCATCACATGGCGGGGGACGGTAAGTACTGGCAGGCTTTTATAAGGAATATGCTAATGGGTTTATACGGCGTTAAGAAAGTCAGAGCTTTCACGCGCCGCAATCCAGAGGCTTGGATAAGGAAATACGGCGGCCATATACGAGGCTATTATATGGAGTGTGATATAGATGAATTTAAGATTTAACTTACAGTTTTTCGGCGGCGGAGGGAGTTCACAAAGAGTGCAGAAACGCGACCCGCAGCCCGAACAGTTGAACAATTTAGCACAAGGACTTTACGATAAAATCTATCCGACAATAGAAACTTTCAATGCAGACGGAATAAAGAACGCACAAGACATCAGTAATAACGCAATTCAACAGCAATCCAATCTATTAAGTCAAGTTCCTGACAGTATGAACAGGAGCAACGACATTATCAATAAAATGCTCCACGTCAACGAGACGGGCGAAATCCCTATGGGGCTTGCCAACAATATGAACTCTATCGTGAATAAGGAGTTGCAGGGCGGCATGGGGAACATGCTCAACAGTCTTTCGGGGCGCGGCGTGTTGAACAGTTCAATCACGGGGCAGGGCATAAGCCGGTTAGGTCAGCAGGCGGCGGACGCTTATAGCAAGAACTACCTCACGGCGTTTAACTCCGTTATGAACGGTTACGGGAGCGCGCTTCAAGGGGCGCAGGGCAACACAGGCCAGCTGATACAAGCTATGAACGCCGTAGGGAATATCCCGTCAACGGCTTACGACAACGCTTTTGCAGGACTAATGCCCGCTTTTAATTTATGGAAGACTTGGCAGGGCTTAGAGAACAGCAAGCCCGAAACTTACGACACAGTAGTACAGCAAGGGAAGTAGGTGTGAATAGATATGGCAACGATAACAACAGGCGGAGGCGGCCTTTTCAGCACATTAGGCGGTCTGGCGACAATCGGCGGTGCTTTGACGGGCAACCCGTTTATCAGCGCACTTGGAACGGGTTTAGGCATGATGAGCGGCGGGGGCGGTGCAGGAGGCGGTCAGCAGGGCGGGTTAGGCGGATTAGCAGACCTGTTAGGCGGACTTATAAATAATCAGCTCGGCGGCGGCTCTATGACGGGCAAGAATAGTCAGCTTAGAGGAAGCAGCTCAGAGGAGGAACTCATGAAGCAGTGGGGTGCTAATCCCTACAATAACGCGATTTACGGGTTAGGAGGATTTAACGCATGGCGACAATAGTAACTCAATATCACACGCCTTATTGGCAGCAGGCAGCATTAGGGCTTGCAACTAACCTTTTAGGCAACGCGCTGCAGCGTAGTCAAGAGGCCGACGCTAACAGGAAGATGAACGCGGTTATCCAAAAGTCCATGAGTGAGGCTAACGCCGCCGCAGGGCAGTACGCAAACCAGAATTTACTCACAGGACAGCCGCTCCCCGACGGGTATAACTCAGACGCTTGGGCTAAGTCTTTCCATGAGGGCGGCACTCCGATGACGCAGTTCGACTTAGGAACGGACGCGGTTATGGGGCGGCTCTCAACCCCCCGTATTCCCACGCAAATGGAGTATCTGAGTGCCCTGTTAGGCAACCTCGATACTCAGCGTTTCGGAGGTCTTAACACCAAGAGCGCATATGAGGCGTTCGCTCCCGTCATAGCGGCGGGGGAGCAGGCGAGAGCAGCACAACAGGCAGAACAGCAGCGGGCAATGCAGCAGCAATTTGCGAATGGTCTTTCGTTAATGGAGACACCCGAAGAGTTAAGCAGAGCGGTAATGACCTATATAGCAAGCGGTCTTGCGCCTAAAGACTCTATTAACGCTATGGAGAGGCTATCTGAACACTTGAACCCGCACTATCAAGCGGGGTCTATTAACGCTGGCGGGACTATATATCCATATGCTCAAGACCCATCAACAGGTGCTTTTAACTTTATGACTGATAGGAACGGAGTTTTAACAGGTATTCCTGTAAGCAATACTCCCTATCAAGATGACACTGTAGCATTAAAGTGGGCGGATATGTATAACAGTAACGAACAAGACGCTCTCGAACGCGCTAATAAGTTGCAGATAGCGGGGATGAACGGGACAAAGTATGAGACTATAACAAAAGGTGCAAAGACATATCTCATAAGGACAGGGCCTAACGACCCTGAAGGGACTGTTGTTCAAACCTTTGACCACGTGCCTACGCAGAAAGAAATAGCAGAGATAGCAAACTACAACAGTCAGATTGAAACAAGGCAAAGCAGAGGCGCGCAACCGGACTTTTTCACGAAAGCTGATTATAACAGTATCACCAGTGAATTAGGTAAACTTTCAACACAGCGTCTTAAAGCTACGGCTGATTTATCAAAAGCACAAGAGGAACTTGATAGTATTCTTGCTGTACCAGGTGCAGAGAATAGCGATATAGCAAAAACAACGCGTGCGCAAATAGAGGGGCTTAGACAGCAGATAAATGACATTGATGTAAAAGGGCAAGCCCTTGAAGCACAGCGGCAGCAACTTAAGACAGCTAACACCACGCCCCCGAAAGACGCGATGTTTGGTACGCCGCTCCCTGTGTCAGGCGATATATCTTCTAATGATATTGCTTCCACTCCTCCTGCAGACGGTAATTTACTCTCACCCGATAATCCTGTTCCGGCGGCTATGCCTCAGACAGTCGTAAGCAACGATGATATTCGCCCGACGGCGTTAAGTCCAGATGTGCCGTACAGCGACCCGCTATTGTCTGCTGATAAGCCCGCGCAGAGTGCGAAAACGAATGTTGCACCAATGTCTGGGGAAAGAACAGGGATTAGACAGCTGACCCTGTCTCTTCCCCCCGAAATGGCCTATGACCCTAAGAGAGACGCGAAGATAAACCCTGCAAAAATCTTCAATGATGCCCGTTTTAAGGAGTTAATGCTGAAATACAATGCACCAGCAGAGAAAATGTTAAAAGTCCTCCATAGATTAGGCTACAAATACAAACGTTAGAGGGAAGTGTAAATATGGTAGATAAAGAAGATTACGGGAACAACATAGTAATTGATTTTGGCAGAAAAGGACAACCCTCTCAAAAAGACTGGGATATAAGCGAACTCGAAAAAGCTATGATTGCGGGCGGCGACCTCATAGACGACCGTAGAGATTGGACTATGGGCGACGCTTTCAAGCAGGGAGTTCGTAACGTATTAACCCCTAATCCTCATGCGTTGGACGACTATGAGCATGAACGTTTAATAGGTCTGTCTAATGAAGAGTTCCAGCAAAAAGCAGGCAGAATGTATCAAGTATTAGGAGCATTAGACCCCGAAACACGTGATAAATTCTTGCAAGACGAGATAGCGGGAAATCAACACTATGCAACGATGATGAAAGGCATAGCGGATTACATTGCACCGCCGTCAGAAGAACCTTATAAAAAGCCTGAGGGATTTTTGGATAATGCTTTATATAAGATTATAGAAGCTATACCGAGTTTAGGAGCAACGGCGGCGGAGATGGCAACTATCGGAGTGCCTCTTACTATTGGACATCAGACGTTTTCAGGGCATGACGCGGCTAACGAAGCAGTATTTTCAAATCTTGTTAGTCAGGGAATGTCGCCCGAACAGGCGTATAACGTTGCAACCGATAAAGGCATTAATATGCAAGACTTAGCGTTACGCGGTCTTACTAACGCGGCGGCTATGTATTTTCTCGGCAAGACTCCTGTTGCGAATATCGGGGGAGCGTCGCCGTACATGCAGACGGCGGGGAATATCGGAGCAGCAGCGGTTACGTCAGGCGTGGGGAGCGCGGCGGAACAGGCGGTTACAAATGCCCGTGCCGATGTGCCTAACGACCCGTTAGAACTTGCTAAGACTGGCGGTGCTTCCGCTTTAACTACAGGAGCATTAGGAGCATACGGGGCTTTCCGCAACAGGCGTTATATTAGAGGACAGCAGCAACTTCATAACCTTTTGAATGAAAACAATATAAACGCCAGCTATACGGATATGGGAGAAATTGTAGACCCGAAATTACAAGGAGGGGCAGATAAAGCAATACCGCCAAACGAGCCTATATTCCCTGCTGATACTGAAGTTATTACAGTACCAGAACCTCCTACAGAAGTTATTGTAGGTCAAGCCCCTATAGTAGACCCAGCAGCAAATGCAAGGCAACAGACGTTCAGCGGTGTTATGATGAAACACGGGCTTAACCCCGAAGCTGGAACTGCTGGAATAGCTGTAGCTTACCGCAACGGGATAATTGATGATTTAGCCTTAAATGATATTGCAAGCGTGCTTGCACCTAACAATCCAACACAGGTAGTAGACATGATAAAAGCTGACGCGGTTAATGCAGAGCCGTTAGTCAAAGCAGAGAATGTTCCTATCAGCGATATGTTAAATCCGCCGCAAATCAAAAGGGGAATGGATATTGGGAAGCCCAAAGCACAGCGTGTTACTAATCCAGACGAATTAATGTCTGACTACTTCGAGGGGAAAGATAGACCGCAAGTCAAGAGGGACGATATTACAGACCCGCTGTTTGCTCCGCCGCCGCGCGTGGGTCAAGTGCAGCAGCCTGTTCAAGAACAGCCGCAAGACGCGCCATTCTCTCCTAAAGAGGTAAAGCAATGGGAAGACCCGCTCATGAGCAAGAGCAAGGAAGACGGACTTAGCGATGAGCAGGTTATAAAAAAGGTAGAAAATGACCCGTTGTTAAAAGAAATAACAAAGGGTATTAAAGCATTACACCCTAAAGACTTAAATAACCTTGCAGGTGAACTGTATCCTAATTTAAGCCCCGAAAAGAGAAGCGCGATAACTCCTGATGATTTAGTTCACGATATTTATTCAAGTGCTAAAAGAGTAATAAAGAAAGGTGGGTCAATAGACGCTTTTTCTAAATCCATGATAGAAGTATTAAACGACCCTACATGGCAAACGGGGAAAAAGCAGCCTGTTGCCCCTATAAGCGGGAATGACAGTCAGACGCAAACGCCGGAGCAGCCTAAAGCTCCTGAAAATAAAGCATGGACTGACCCGTTAAAATCAAGTCCTAAACCTACAGAGGCGAAAAAGGAACAGACCCCGCATGGGCAAGAAGCAGACGATGAGGACGAGGGCTATATTAACAGTATCGAGGTCCTCTCCAACGGCGACAAACACGGAGCACACGTCTATCTCGACAAGACCCCTGAAGGCATTGAGTATTTAGATATTGCCGACGACAACGGAGAAAGTGTTGCCGTTTATAACCCCGCGACAGACGAGTTCTTTATCCGTCCTGAAGCTCAAAGGACGGGGTGGGTGCGTGAACTCGAAGATACTTTCAGAGATAAATTGAAGCCGTCGGAAAGCATAATCAAGGCCGCCAATGAGGGGAAACTATCAGACGGGCTTTATGACTTTTTCGGTTTCGGGCTTGACGAGGAAGATGAGAAAAAAGAAGTCAAGGGTAATGTCAAACAGCCTCCTGTAAGCGAACCGACTAAACAGAAAGTTGCGCCCCCGTCTATAGCACCGCTGGGTCAGAGTGGAAAGCCTACGCCTAAACCGCAACAAGAAACGAAGAATATTCCCGATAGCGGGAAGTTCAAAGTCCCTTCGCACTTATCGTTAAAAAATCTGTTTACTGGTGAAGTAACTTACCCAGAAGACATGAGAAGAGAAGACAACGTGTTATTCGTCAGAGAAGGGGATAACGTCGTTCTTTATTCACCATTTGACCCTAAGCGTAAGAACCCCATTGCCCGCATTGACAAGAACGGCAATGTAACTAATGGGAAAGGTTTTGACCCCAACGGACAGTATCGGCCTACTGAAATTAAAGATGCATGGAAAGACTACGTAGCTTCATTAGGACAAGAGCCGAAAACCGCGCCGGAGGAGAAGCCGTCTGCTCCGTCTATAGCACCGCTCGGACAGAGTGAAAAGGAGCAGCCAAAGGGGAAACAACAGCCCGCAGCTAAGACACCCGCTCCCGAAACAAAACCTACGGAGGCAACACCCGCCCCCAAGTCGGAAGATGAAAAAGTAGCGAAAGCACAGCAGCTTGCAGATAGAGTTAATGACGCTATAAGCAGCGGCAAGGGATTTAAGAATAATAACGATTTTGCCGCCGCAGCTAATGAAGTGTTCGGGGGGACACGCGGTCAGGGTGTTCACTCCGTTAAGGACGACTACGACGCTATGGAAATGGGCGTTAATAAGTTCATCTTACAGTCAGGCATTAATCCAAGTGCCGCGAATGACACTGAGACAGCTAAGACAGATTTAGCTAAGTTAGTCGACATGATGAATTTACTTCCAACGCAGGCTAACAGGACAGAGGAGCAGACCGAATTACAGCAATTCTCTACACCGCCTAACCTTTCCTATGTTGTCAGCTGGCTTGCTAATATTCAAAAAGGAGACGTGGTACTCGAACCGTCAGCGGGGCTTGGAGGACTCGCCGTGTTTGCTAAGAACGCAGGAGGAGAGCTGATACTTAATGAATACAGCACCCGCCGTGCTAAACTGCTTAGAAGCATGAATTTAGGCGACGTTTATAAAGAAGACGCTTTCTCGCTGAATAACATTCTTAGACCGCGTTTCGAGAAAGGCAAAAAGCGTTTCCCGAATAAAGTCATCATGAATCCTCCGTTCTCAGCAACAACATCAGCGGATAAGAGAAGCGCAGACAACGCAATAAAACACGTTGAGCAAGCGTTAGAGTTCATGGAAGACGGCGGACGGCTTGTGGCTATCTTAGGCAAAGGGACGACTTCAAGACCTGCATGGAGCAGAATTGCGGATAACTATAACGTAAGAGCGGTTTACGATCTTGATGGGAGCAACTACCGCAAGTATGGGACAACATATGATAATCAGATTGTCGTAATAGATAAGACCCCTAAAAATCCTGTACTTAGTGAAACGTTACGTTATCCGTTATCGGGGAAGCGTCCGCTTGAAGATATATTCGATGACTTAAAAGACGTACGCGACAGCGCGCCAAAGTCTGAATATGCAGAGCCGGAAGCGGAGGAGAGCTCTGCGGAAGATGATAGAGAGAAAAATAAAATCCCCTCAACATTGTTTGATAAAATTCCCAGAAACGGCGAATTTTATTCAACCATGTCTACTTACATAGACCCGACACCGCATAAAGAGTTAGTAACGTTTGAAAGAGAAACAAGCGGGGTAAACAAAGGTCTAACAAACTTCAAAACAAAAGGCGGAATAAGTTTAGCGACATTATGGGATGACGGTGAGTATACGAAGAATAAAAGTACAAAATTCACTGAAGATGGCCTAAATGACAAAGAGTTTTTAGAGCTTCAACAAAATTTTGAAAACTATCTAAGAGGTCTCACTCCAAACGAAACAACGTCTGCACCGTCAGAGCCTAAACCGACGGAGGCCGTGCCCGCTCCGAAAGCTGAGACCCCGAAACCGTCTAAGCCGGTTGAAAGAGCAAAGCCGAAAGCAGAACAGCCAATCGATAGCACGGAGACAAAACCCAAAGCTAAACCCAAGAGACAGGAAAACTCTGACTTAGATAAAGAAAGGAAAGATGAAGTTTTACCGGAATGGGAAACGGACGGCAAGAAAAGACGCTCTATCAGCGAAATAGTTAATAGCAAGGATACGGTAAACGTTACCTCCAAAAGCACAGCCGACCTCGCAAAGGAGCAAAAAGCGGCTTTAGAGAAAGAAGCTAAGTTAAACGCGGAACGCGGCACTCCCGCCATTGCGACACGTTATCTGACAAGTCTTAACATAGGAACGCCTCACCCCGCTAATGTCAATGAGGCCATAGCTTTAGCAGCGCAACAATTACCGCCGTTGAAGAATAAGAAAGTTCCTTTGCCTAAAGAGATGATAGACAGCGGTGCTATATCGAGCGCACAGTTAGAAGCAGTTGTATATGCGCTTCAAGCTAACGAAGAGATAAACACCATAGGCGAAGTTGATTATAACTGCGCGGCTTTCCTTGCAGACGGTACGGGAATGGGTAAAGGGCGAACTATCGCGGCGTTCATTCACGCTACTATGGCTAAAGGATACGGCAACGGCAAAGCTGTATGGGTAAGTGTCAACGCAAAGAAAAACGGACTTTTCACAGAGGGGCAGGGACACTACGCCGATATAGGCGACGACCCTAACGATATATTCAGTCAATCGTTAATATCGGCAAAGTCAAAGATAAAGCGTGAGAACGGAATTTTATTCACAGCTTACTCTACATTAAGAACAAAATCAGGAGCAGACAGCGGGAAATTTCCGCGTATGGAGCAAATGTGCGAATGGCTCGGTGATGACTTCGACGGGGCTATCGTTCTTGATGAATGTCATACCGCAAATAACTTAGTTGCGACAAAGGGTAAGCGGGGCATGACTAAAACATCGGACACGGCAACAATGATTGCTCAGCTGCAAGCAAGATACCCGAAAGCAAAAATCCTTTATGCCTCAGCAACGGGAGCTACTGAATTAAAGCAGCTGGCGGCTTATCCGCGATTAGGAATATGGGGAGAAGAGCAATCCTTTAAGAACGAACGAGAATTTAGATATGCTTTAGAGCGTTCAGGGTTAGCAGGCATGGAGTTAGTAATCAGGTCGCTTAAAGCGCAGGGACGTTGGTTTGCCCGTTCGCTGTCTATGGAAGATGTCAAGTTCAGAACGTTAAATACGCCGCTTACTGAGCAACAGACACTCATATATGACGAGGTCGGCCGTGCATGGCGAGCCGTACAGGAAAGCATGAAAGAAGCGTCAAAAGTAGTTACCGGCGATAGGGACGCGAAAACGGACGCAAAATTAAAAATGACGTTTCACGGTGCAAGACAGCGAGCGATGAATATGCTGCTAACATATTTCAAAGTCCCAGCTATGATTGCAGATATAGAGGAGCAATTAAAGGCAGGTAACTCCGTAGTAATCCAGCTAACGAATACTAACGAGCCCAAAAAAGACAACAGCAAAAAAGATACTGAGAATGATGCGGTTGAGAATGAAGATGTCAACTTCAACATATCGCCTATAACGTCTTTAATCGAGTTAATAAAGGACAAATATCCTATATATGAAATAGAAACTTACGAAGACGAACAGAATAAAAAGCATACACGTGTCAAGCAAGACAGTTTAGGTAACCCTGTTGTATCAGCAAAGGCAAAGGCAATGCGGGACGAATTAGTCAACAACATTAAATCTATCAATTTCAGAAACCCGTTAGATATGATAATTAATCATTTCGGTGCTGATAATGTTGTTGAAGTTACAGGCCGTTCACAGCGTCAAGTCGATAAGTTCAAAGAAGTAGACGGAGTGCGAGTTAAGGCAGGCACGGAGACGCAAAAATGGGGCAAGGATAAAGGCATGGCCGACAAAAAGAATTTTGATGACGGCAAAAAACGTATCCTTATATTCTCCGAAGCCGGAGGGACGGGTGTCAGCTACCATGCAGGGCGGCAGTTCAAGAACCAGCAACAGCGTGTTCACTATCTGCTTCAAGCGGGGTGGCGTGCAGAGACAGCCATGCAGGGATTAGGACGTACTCACAGGACTAATCAGGCATACGCTCCTGAATATGTTTTAGTCTCGACCGATGTACCAGGCGAGCGCAGGTTTTTATCAAGTATCGCACGGCGACTTTTGCAGTTAGGAGCATTAAGCAGCGGTGAACGCAAGAGTACAACACAAGGGATTTTCTCTGCGCGTGATAATCTTGAAAGCAATGAAGCTAAAGCGGCATTAACAGATTTAATTCGAGAGTGGTCATATAACATACGCTCTGATAAAGAAGCGGCAATGTTAATGGATGTCATTGACCCGCAGACAGATGAACGCGGTAATATAAATGAGAAAACCCTTGATTTTTCTAAAATCTTTAACGGCTTACTTGCTGTTCCCGTTGATGTTCAAAAAAGGATTTATGCTAAATTCGATAAGCATCTCAATACAGAAATTCAAAGAGCATTAGAAAAAGGCACTTTGGATTTAGGTACTGAAAATATGAAGGGTGAACATATAAGGTTAATTGAAGAGGCTGACGCTACCAAAAAGGGCATAAGTGCTACATATCGCGCCTTCGAGGTTGAGAACACTATCAAATACCGCACATGGGACAAACTTAATATGTCTGTTGTTATAGACGGCGAGAAGATAAAAAAGATTACTCCCAATGATTTTGAGTTCTTTATTAAGAACTCAAACGGTGAGATATTCGCTACGATAAAGAGTTGGAATGACGGGGACGTTGAAATAGACAGGAACACAAGAGAGGCCGTCCCGCTTTACATAGCGTACTCTCCGAAACCTAAATCAAGGATTTCAATCCGTGAAGATTTCTTAAAGAAAGGCCGTGTTGATGATGACGGAATAACTGTCAAGCTGTACGATAAAGTAAGCGACATCGAGGAAGCTAAAAAACTTTGGGGCGAATACATAGAGAAGCAGCCTAAGACTAAGAAAACTAAGCAGCACATTATGTCGGGAAGTCTGCTGCCAGTTTTGGGATTGTTCCAAGATAATAATAGTTATTACCAAAGAGGTGAAAGTCCTCTGAAAGTACTGCGTGTTGTAACTGATGACAAAAAACAGTATCTCGGTGTTGTAGTTCCGAAAAACACTCGTAGTTCTATTCTCTATGCTTTGGGAATTAAGGATAGCGAGAAAGAAGCTAAAAAGTTTACGCTCGATAAACTAAAGGACACACTCAGCAAGACTAAGGAAACGTTCGGTTATCGTATAAAACTTACCTTATCAGACGGAGCTCATGCGTATATATGGCAGCAAGTTGTGAATGGAGAAAAGCGTGTTGCAGTTGATATTCCCTTTTACCATGTCCCTTCATTCACAAAAAATTTCGGGTTATTCAGTGAAATGATTAATAATGAGAAAAATTATTTCATTCCTAACACAGATGAGGCTCTTCAAAAACTCGTTGATGAATATCCTTATATGGAGTTTAAGGGAGACAAAAAAGTCAATGATGATTGGGAAGATATTAACGAGGAAAGCGTAAGAATACTTAACGATGACATTCTCAATGATGAGGACGTTCAGAATATGTATATCATTCCGCCGTCATTCAGAAAGTTCTTCTGGTTCGGAGCTACAGCAGCTGAGGCGCAAGAGAACGCAGAGAAAAATCCTTACGTATTTTCAGTTCCGCCTGAGTATCAATCGAGCGACAAAGAAGTAGAAGCCCGTATAGAGGGGGCGCACGATAAGCACAAGACTAAGCAAAAGCCTATCGAGTTTGTCAAGGAATTTGCGCACAAAGTTTGGCGGGGAACAAGCCGTGCATACGAACTTGAGGGGAAGCCCCACATGGCAAAAGCGTTGAATATCATCGACCAGTTCAAGCAGGCGAGACGCGCAAACGTTCAACAGGTCTTAGAGGCCTTCAGAGTTATCTTTGATAAACTCACGCCCAACGAATACGCGTTATTTGAACGTTATATGCTTGTGCAAGACCTTGCAGAGACTTATGTATTAGACACGGGGGCTCCTTTGCCCTACTCCTACACACTGGAAACGCTTGAACAAGACTTCGTGAAATACGAGCAGGAAGTAGAGAAAAACCCCAAAGTCAAAGAAGCAATAAGGAAAGCTGAAAGTTACGGCAACAAGCTGTGCAAAGATTTAATCAAGGGCGCGGACAAGTTAGGGCTGTACGATATTCGGGATAAACTCACACGCAAGCACTATTTTAGGCATCTCGTACTTGATTATTATCTCGTTGAAGGCGGCGGCAATGTAGCGTATGCGACAATGAAGAACCCCGCAAACAGGAGTTTTTTAAGACGGCGCGAGGGGTCGTATAAGGACATCAGCTCTAACTGGATACAGGCTATGGGAGAAGTCTACGTTCGTATGACCGACACTATCAAAGTCATGGGTGCGTTGTCTCAGCTTAGGGAAGAATACGACTATATTGAGCAGTTAAAAGAATACGCCATGCAGGAAAATATGGAGCGTGCCCTTTATCAAATAGCCTCAAAACTTAAAGATATTCCAGCTGACGGATTGCAAAAGGCCGCGTTAAAGGAGCTGAACGAGAAAATTTTGAAAGGGCGTGCAAAGGCAGTATCACAGCTATTTGAACTCGCCCAAAAAGGAGACTTGCCCGTCGGACTTGACCGCCAATGGGAAGAACTTATTAATAAAATGGCGAGTGCAGGACAGCTTGAAAAACTTAGCGATGATGACAGGAGACAGATGTCGCGTTATGTCGGGTGGCTTGTCAGCAACAAGATTGAAGCGTTATCCGATACACCTATGGAGGGGACTACGACAGCTAAGAGAATGGCTAAACATATCATCAAAGGAGAAGCCATAAAACGCCGCAAGTTAAAGGAAACACTCGGAGACGCTTACGTCCGCTGGCAGGATTTAATCCCCGATAATTGCAAACTGTGGTCGCCTATGGACAGCGGACTGATACTCTCCGTAACGTCCGTTCCTGAATACGCGCTAAAGATTGCAGAAGATAACCTCGATGAGATGTTGGGGATTCCGCTCAGCGATATAGGGAAGGCGTTGCAGTCAGGCGGCGATAAACAAATGTGGGTCATCCCTGAGGGGCTTGCAGACGTTCTCGACCGCATGGGCAAGAAGCAGCCATTAGGGTCTTTCGGGAAAGTCAACAAATTCATAATGACGAACTTTAAGAAATGGGTGATATTAAATCCGTTTAAGGGACGTGGAGTTTTATATAACATAAGAAACGGGTTTGGCGACTTTGAAAGCGTCTTGCAGGGCAACCCAATGGCGGTGAAATACATTCCGCAAGCTATCAGGGAGTTGTATAACTACATGATAGAAGGCGCGATACCGACAGGAAAACTTAAAGAGTTCGTAGACAGAGGCGGCGCGCTTACTACGGAGTTCGCGTCTGAACTTGATGAATGGTCAAGCCTTAGAGAGTTTCAGCACTTAGCTGAACAGAAAAAAGGCGAGGTCAATATCCTTAAACTTCCGGCTAAATTCGTTCACGTTTATACGGACATTGCCTCATCGCTGACGAATTACAGGGAAGCGATTTTGCGTTATGCTTCGTTCTTATCGTTCGTAGACCTCATAAACGAAAACGGCGGTAAGCCTCCGTTCTATGGAATGTCTAAGAAAATGGAAGTTGACGCTATGGAGGGGGACGTTATCGGAATGGCCTTTAAGCTGTCGAATGAGAATTTAGGAGCATTTGATGAGGTCAGCGAGAACACGCAGTATCTCAGAGACAACAGCTTGATGACGTTCGGGTCGTGGATAGAAGTCAATTTCAAAAGGACAATGCAGTTATTTAGGAACAGCATGTCGGGCGATGATTATCTTGAATATTACTTTAAGAAAACTCTCAAACCCCTCATAGGCGGAGGCGGCGGTGGCAATAAAATCCCTCCGTCAAACAGCGGCGGCGTAGGGAGCAGCAGTCCTAACGATGACGGGGCTAACGATGACGGGGACATTCGCGGGTGGCGCAGAAAAGTTATCGGCTTGCTTAAGATGTCGCCCGTTCTTGGGTTGCATTATCTTAAATATATGGCGATTATCAGAATAATGATAGGCATATTGTCTTTCATTAACTGGTTTAATCCGAACGAAGATAAATTGAGCCCCAAAGAAAAAGATGAACCACATCTCACGTTATGGGAAGATGACTACGGCAACGTGCTTTGCCTTAATGGACTTGGAGCAACGTATGACGCGCTTAAGTTAGACCTGTCAGCAATTTTCTTCAGAGGCGTTGCAGAGATAATGAGCGGACGTGAAACAGTCGGAGGTATGCTGTCAAACATGGCAAGCGCACCGATGAATAAAGCGTTGCAAAACCTTAACCCCGTCTTGAAGTTCGCCATTGAAAGCATAACGGGGACTAAAACATATCCCGATTACCGCGATAGAGTAAAGATTAAAGACCCAGTCAGATACTTAGCGCAAACTCTTAACCTCGACTGGTACTATGACGCGCTCACGGGCAAGCCTGTTAAACCGTTCGGTGAGATAATGCCGACTGTCAGCGGCAAGGGAATGAATAGTTATTTCTATATATTAGGTAAGAAGAAACAATTTCAGGAGCAAGTCTTAGGAATATCGTCCGGCGGTTTTACGCAGACACCTCGAACTGAGGCGTTAGCTAACGCACGTAGATCAATAGAGTATGACTACACGCCGGAGGAAGTAAATAAATATATAGGAGACTACTACAACGCTGGCGGCAAACCGTCAGGAATAAAGCAGTCTCTCAGTGCCACTGCTCCTATGGCGGGACTAACGAAAGTAAATCAGGCGCGATTTTGGGCGTGGCTTTCAAAGGAAGACAGGGAGCAGCTTAAAATAGCAGAACGCTATCATAAATATATGTCCGCATACTTAAGACGCTAACCTGTCAAAAACGGCCTTTTCTGACAAGGAAAAAATTCAACTTGTCAAAATCACGGCTTTTTGACAACGAGCCCGTCGAGCCAATCCGCCCACCACTGCATGAGTTTGACCCGTTGCGGCAGATACTCAGCGTGGTTGTACGCGCCCCGTATGGCATTGTCGGGAACGTGGGCGAGCTCCCGCTCAATGACATCGCGGTTGAACTCGTGCTCATTGGCGATTGTTGAGAACATAGCTCTGAAACCGTGAGGGGTAATCTGCTCTTTCGTGAAACCTAAAGAACGGAGGGCGACCCTCACGCCGTTTTCAGACATCGGCCTGTTAATATCGCGGGGCGAGGGAAACAAGTAGCGGCTGTTGCCCGTCAGTCGGTTACAATCTGTAACCACCTCAATAACTTGCCTTGACAGCGGGATTATGTGGCGGCGTTTCATCTTCATTTTCTCCGCCGGAATATCCCAGCGGCATAAATCAAAATCAATCTCGCTCCACTCAGCGTGCCTAATCTCACCTGGACGCGCCGCCGTGTAAATCGAGAACAGCATAGCAAGCCTCATTAGGGCTTTCTTGCCGTTATCGTTGCTCCGTGCTGCCCGCTCTGCCCGTTCGACTACCCCGCCCCAGTAGCTTAAATCTAAATCGTCATTCGAGATT